TAGAGAAAGTAGAGAAACAAAAAAAAGAGCCCCTCGACTCTGAGGAGGGTCTAGGGGCTCTTTAAGACTCCCTGAGGAGTCGCCTCTTAGTTAGAGCTACGCACGTTGAACGTGAACTGAATGTAGAGGAGTGGGAACACAGGCTTGTAGTAAACCTCAACGAGAAGCCCTGTTGGGTCTTCAGGGTCGGGGGTCACAGAGAGCCCTGTGTAAGAGTCAATAATCTGCTCTTTCACGAGGTCTTTGAACATCATGTTCACGCGACCCTCGATCTGACCCACCACGCTCGCCAAGTATTTCTCACCGATATAGCCGTTGAGCAGGTTGCGAGCGCGGAGGTGAACCTCGTCTGCAATCTGAATGACTGTAGGTGTCTTGGCGAGGACTGAAGAAACATCAGTCGTAAGACCCTGACGCACGTTGAGGACACCCCCCTGTTGCTGAAGGATAGTCACACCCGCAGAGGCTGTCTTATTCGCGTCAACCGCATCAAGAGTCCTCAGGAGCCCGTTGAAGCCAACGAGTGTCCTGTTCGTCCAAGGCGTAGCCACGTCAATGTTATCAGAGGTCGAAGCACACGCCATCGCAACAGCGAGATAGCGCCCGTCAACGATCACATTCTGAGAAACACCATTCGTGTCCGTAAGGGTCATGCTGACGATGTCAGGGTAGACAAGGCGCACACGACTATTTCTTACGTTGCGAGCGAGGGTAGCCGCCTGCTCAGGCTGAGTCCCTGCGGGGACGCCCAAGATCGCGGTACGCTCTGAACGATACCTCAGGCTCGACTGAACGTCACAATGCACCGAGATGTCTGCGAGGAGTTCAGAAGAAGCGGGGAGGAGAGGCACGATCACAGAAGGAGAAACACCCGAAGCGATCTCACCCTCAACGTCAATGAGCGCCTGAGTCATCTGCCCCACGCTTGGCTCAGCCTGCCCTGCATCAAGAGGGATTTGCTTGAGAGCAATGGCACGCGCTCCGTTTAAGAACGCTATGTATGCGCCTAGAGAAAGAGGGTTATCCACAGCGACGGGACCGTAGGCAGACACCACGTCAGAAAGACGAGTGAAAATACCTGTTGCATAGGCTGTCTTTCTTCTCGTCACGTCCATGTAGTAAGACGTTCCGATTGAAGGCTCTTTCCCGTCCTTGAGGTAAGTCTCAACGAGCGCTGTGTCACCCACCTGTGTACCCACGGTGTTCGCCACGATAAGGCTGACCCCTGCGATGGTGTTGACAGGGATATTGGCGTTAGTCTTGATCGCCCTAGAAACCTTAAAGCTCAGGGTCGCGTTTGCGCCTGTGGGGTAAGGCTGTCCACCTGCTCTTGGGAGAAGGGTGAAGCTGAAGCCCGTGACGCTGTCCACATAGGTCTGACCAACCACACCATCTGCGCCTACTCCATCATTAAGAGTAGAGGTGTTGGCAGAACCCGTACCCGAAGCGTTGCTAGAGGTGAGGAAGAAGCCCTGATAAGCATTCTCGCCCACAGCGCCATCGCCTGCCTTAATGCCGAGGCGAGTGGTGTGCGTGCTGACCGCTGTGCTCGTGCCGAAAGAAAGGATTGAAGAAATCCCTGAAGTAAGAGACTCGAAAGCTACGAAGCTCTGACCAACAGCGTTCTTCTCAACATAAGAAACACCCTGTGAACCGAAGCCCGCGCCCACAACCACGTTAGCCATGAGTGAAGCGAGGCTCGCAGGAGTGCTCTGCATAAGCGCAGAAGAAAGAGCCACCGCAGAGACAAGCGTAGCCCCTGCAACAAAGCCCTCGTACACACCAAAGTCTGAGTTTACAGAACCCTCAAGAACGCTGATGTAATCGTCCTCTGTTGCGCTCGCTGATGTAATCCTCAGCGCGCTACCCTCGATAGAGACTGACGCAGGGCTACCTGCGGCAACAAGCGCGTTGTTAATCTGAGAGAACACAGTACCCGCGTCTGTTAGACCGTCCTTGTAGAGGTCGGTGTCTGTCCCTGCACCTGATGCAGAGAAAGTCACAGAAACGACCTCGCCTGAGATGTCGAGGTTAAGAGTGTTGTTCTGAGCGTAGAGGGCGTTAGTGCCGTCATAGAAAGTCACAGAAGGGCTTCCGTTGACTGAAGACTGAGCGCCTCGACCAACATTAAGAAGGAGAGAAGGAGCCTCAACAACAGAAGTGCGAGGAGACATGACCTCTTCGAGCTCAAGACCCGCCTCTGTGAGGAGAGAGCCACCTGTAATCTCGATGCCATACTGCACAGGAGGGAAGTAAGAAACACCCATGCGTGTCCTGCCCCTGAGGACAAGGCGCTCGCGCACCGCGCTACCCGTTGCAGAAAGAGAAGTAGAGACAACGTCTGCTACAGGGAGAAGCCCAAACTTAGTCTGACTACCACCGATCACGTCCGTGTCGATGCCTGCGACAAGAGCGAAGTCGGTGTCACCACCAATCTCGATGAACTCCACATAACCGCTAGTATCTGCCCCATCGAGTCCATCGAGAGAGAACACAAGGAAGCCGTCCTCCACAGACACGTTGAGGTCGATGGCTCCGTTGAAGTTACCTGCGTCATCAATCTGAAGCTCGATCTCGTCTGCGATTTCTTGAACGCTCGTGTAAGCCACGCCCGTAGCAGTAGAAACAGCAGGGATAGTGATCGTGTGGTTCAGATTAGTGACATTTCCCTGATAGTTGATGTTGAGCGCGTTGTGCTTCCCTGCTGAGAAATCAAGCACGCCCATCACACTCTGAGTGTAGTACTTAGCGCCCTCACCTGCGAACGCTGTGTTGATCGCAGAAGCGAAGTCAGCGAGGGTGGCGTTGGGACCTGTGATGATGTTGACGGTAGCGTCCACATTGTCGATCTTTAAGAAAAGATCACCGCTCAGAGCGTCAGCACCGAAGTCAGCGTTGTCCGAGTCTGCGGTATAGGGCGCAGGATTACCGACATGGTAAGTGAACAGAGACGCATCGAGGAGGGTCGGCTGAGTGAGGTTGATTGAGTTCGCTACGTTGTTATCAACGGTGATGCTCAGAGTGTCAGAAAGACCGCTATTGATAGCGAAGGGCGCAGGGTTAGGAGCCGTGAAGATCGCAGGGGTGCGATCAAAGTTGGCAATCTCAACCGTGATGTCCTCCTCAACAGCCTTACCTGACTTGAGGCTCGCGTCAGAGAGAGCCTCGCTCCCTGAAGGGAAGTTAAGGCTGATCAAAGAAAGATCAGAACCCTTGCCCTCAAAAGACGCGCCGTAGAGAGGCAGACCTGAACGGCTAAGAGTATAAGTACCCACGTTTGAGCCACCCACAGAGGCGACTGTGATCTCGTACCCACCGCCTGCAATCTCAAACTCGTCCTGAATGTTGTTGTAGTAGAAAGTAGCAAAGACTTTCTTACCAAACGGAACAGGCTGAGCAAGAGTGATCGTAGAGTCTACAGGGTTGACCCTCACAACGTCCACAGGGCTGTTGCCGAGCGCGTCTGAGATGTTCACGCCAACACGGACAGACACCTTAGTGGTGTTAGAGGTAGGGGTTCCCATACCTGTCCCGTCAGTAGGCTGTTGTGGGAGCTTAAAGACGTTAGGAATAACGCGAGGGGGGACGACTGAGGAGTCTGCCACAGGCGCGCACTCAGCGAGGAACAGACGCTCGTCACGGAGGGTCGGGACAACCTGTGTTGAGCCGAAAGACACGTTGCCGTTCTGAACGCTACCTGAAGAAGCGTTAGCGAACGTACCCCAATAAATCTTATCGTCTGAAAGAACCCAACTGATGTCCTCGATGAAGATAGAGTCTGCGCCACCACCCTCAGGGACAAGAGACACGCGGTCAACAGAAACAACGTCCCTAGAAGGGATATAGTCAAAGTTATCGCGGAAGCTATTGAAGTAGTAAGAAATAGTCACCGTCTGACCCACGAGAGGGGCGTTAGCGAGAGTGACTGCTCCTGTAGCAGGGTCGAGAGAAAGAGGTGTCACAGGGACATCATCAATCTTAACAACCACATCTGCCACATCAGAGGTAGCAATACCGCCGTTCGTGCCATCTACGATTGGGTTCTGATCGGTGTAGAAAGTGGTGTTTCTAGCAGAGCCTCGCTGACTCTCGAACAGACCGATGATCTCGTTTGCCGAGCCTGTCCCGATCAAGATCGAGCCGTCTGCCTCTAGCTTAAGATTGGTCGAGCCCTTGTTGTCAACGTAGGCACTCGCCACTAGAGTTCCTAGCGCGCTCGCGTTGATCTTTCCGATGATCGCGTCTAGGTGTTGCTCGCGAGTGGTGTTAGCAGGCTTCAAAGG